GAGGAGAGTGTTGATGACGATCTTGGACCTTGGAGGAAACCGAATGAACGGAGACCTGAAAAGCCAAGAAAGCATCATGCTTAACCTCAACAAGGGTCTTTTAGAAGACCTCTTTGTGCACCATCAGTTACCCTCACGGGAATTTAATCGTGATTTTCATACGATTAAAACCCGAACCAAGGCCGAAGGCCTTGGTTTCTTGACTAAAACACTTCCATCATTAGCTAAGTCGCTAGACAAAGCTTTGTTGGAAGGCAAGTTCAATACTCCCTCTTCTTTCAAAAGAAAAGGTGGTACGAATCTCCCTTGCTTTATGCATGGGTTTTTCAAACTTGTCTTTAGTCTGGATGGAGAACTGTTGGCGGAGCCAGATATCTGCGCAATTAAAGATTTGCGTCAGATAGGATACTTGTTTTACAAGTATCAGCTTCCGTACAAAGACGAACTAGTGGAACGTCTGTTCGAAGACTTTCAAGCGACTGATAGCCTCATCAGTCAGTCGTTGTCTTCAGTTGAACAGATGGGAACCGTTTATTATGCTAAGGAGATTATCAATGCTATTTTTAAAGAATTTAGCACCGATATCCTCAAGCCGAAAAACGGTCCTGGAAGTGTTGCGAACCAAATCCCGCCATGGGATAGGTTCAGGCCAACAAGGTTTTATAGATCCTTGGATAGCCTGGTTCATTATAGTTGGAGTTTCTACTATAATGATCGCCACCTCTTCGATCAGTTTGCCGGATATCGGAACCTTCTGGAGGAGTCTGCCGGAACAGCCAAGTCAATCGCTGTCCCAAAAGATTCCCGAGGCCCAAGACTGATTTCAGCAGAACCATCTGAGTTCATGCTGTATCAGCAAGCGTTGAAAAACGTTCTTGTGCCCTATCTAGAAAGTAACCGATTCACCAAAGGTCGTGTTAATTTCACACGACAAGACATAAATGGAAATTTAGCTCTAAGAGCTTCTTCAGACCAAAGTTTTGCTACTTTGGATCTTGAAAAGGCCTCAGATCTAGTTTCATTGTGTCTTGTGGATCTGTTGTTTGAAGATACGACTCTTCATGATTTTCTCATGAAGAGTCGTACTTCATTCACAGAACTACCTTCGGGGCAAACGATCCCCTTAAACAAGTACGC